TCTTTAGAATTTGCTGTATCAATCATTAAATCATCTCCATAAAGTTCATCATGTAAAAGTGACCAAGCATTTATCATTAATTATATCAAGCAGTTTCCTCAGTGTCAATCATTTGAAAGTCAGCATCTACTTTATCATAAAGTTCAATGAAAGATGCTTTAGTTTCTTCATCAAAACGATTGATGCAGACTTGAATTGCTTTCTCTTTATTGTTGAAGATGCTATAAGCATTGATGATATGAACCAGACGACGTGTGCTGATTACTTCTTCAATACCACCATCATAAAAGGTTTTGCGAATAATGTCTGCCCAATCAACCAGGTTCTTACAGAAAGAACAATCTTCAATACCAAGATCTAGAGCAATACCTTCAAGGATCTTTTGCTCTGTAGAAGGAGCAGGATAAGATTGCTCAAAAGTTACAGGGAATCTTTCAAGGAATGCTTCATTGAGCACGTTAGTTCCAATGAATCGTCCATCATCTGATCCTTTGCCTTTAGTGTTGGCAGTGGCAAATACTTGGAAACCTTTTGTGGGCGTAATGTATTTGCCAGTCTTCTTGAGGAAAATTCCTTTTCCTTCAAGAATAGATTGGAGGCAAAGAATTTTGTTTGAGGCAAGGTCAATTTCGTCAAGGAGCAGCACAGCACCCCTTTGCAAGGCTTCAATGACTGGGCCATTGTGCCAGACGGTTTCACCATTAATAAGACGGAAACCACCAATAAGGTCATCTTCATCAGTCTCAATTGTGATATTGACACGAATCAGTTCTCTCTTGAGTTGAGAGCAAGCTTGTTCAACACAAAGTGTTTTACCATTTCCAGAAAGTCCTGTAATAAAAACAGGGTAAAAAAGATTGGACTTAACAATTTTTTTAACATCAGAGAAATTGCCAAACTGGATGAAGGTATCATCTTGCTGAGGAATAAGGTTTTGTTCAAAAGCAGGAGCACCAGATGGTGCTTCATAAGACTGCTCAAGTTTCTCTTTGACAGTTAGGTTCCACTTACCACGACCAACTTTATAGTCATCAAGTTTTTTAGTTACAGTCTGATAGGTTGTGCCATTCATAGCGCACCAGGCACGAACATCAGCAGCAACTACTTCCTCACCATATAGATTTGTGATGGAAGACAAGATATATTCAGTAGAGAGTGCCATAGTGGTTTTGTTCAACAGGTTAATTATAAAGGATGGAAAGAGGTAATGGACCTCTTTGTGGTCAGTGCTAGAACTGGTCAGCAGACCAGATCCATAAATTTACTCAGAACTTTCTTATTTAGTGCCTTGGTCTTCAAATTCTTTACAAAAGCAGATTTAATCTTTGCTTTGGAAGCACCCTCCTCAACTTCAAATTCTGCTTGATTGTTTAGTGCTGAGGTTTGCATTGCAAAGTAAGATGTATAACCAGTATCTTTGATATCATAGAATTTTTCTTTTTTAATTTTTTTATTTGTATTATCAGTGACTATTTCATACCTTCTGATAAAATCATTCATTGTTCTAGGAGCACAAAGACGAATACCAATAAAATTTACATCTTTATTTTCTTGCCTAAGATTTTCCAGTAAAACTTGAGTAAACTTATAATACTCATATTGGAATTGATATGTAAATCCAGTCTTTCTATTTCTTAAATAAGATTGTTTAGCTACAGGATATTTACCACCTTGACCACCATAGGCATTATTTCTACCAACCATCATTGCATTTGCTTCACCATCAGTCAGTACAAATACATGAGTTTTTTGTAGTCCATGCATTTTCTTAAATGCAGGAATGATTTTATGAAGTGCAACAATTGATTCATTTAGAGGAGTTCCAGAAAGATAAAGTTCTGCTGGATAGTTGTAAGTACAATAACTTCTCATACCAAATACCATTCTGTAGATAGAATGCATTTGCTTCTCAAGATCTTTTTTCTTTGCATTACTTGTAAGTAGATTCATCATTCTGAATGAACCATCAATTATAAACTTACCCTCCTCCCAGATATGCTCTATATTGTCAGGATCTGTCTCATAATTATTAGTAAAGGCATAAACATCAAAAGGAATATTGCACTTATTACAGAACCATACAAGATTAAAAAGTTGTTTGATTGTGTCAAGTAAACAGTCAGCCATGGATCCAGACCAATCAATAACAAAAATTAGTCCATGATTTTTACCATCAGCAAGGGTAGTAACCTTTTTGAAGAGATCTTCATTATACTTGTAGGTATGTAGTTTAGAGCAATCAAGAACACCAGTTCTAGCAGTTGATGCACGTGCATATGCATCAGCAGACTTCTTACATTCAAATTCCTTTACAAGATAACTTACTTCACGTGCAGCAGACTTTTTAAATTTATTGTACTGGGCATCAGGATATGCATAGACATCTTTTTCATCATTTTTGTATAGGTCCTCTGCCCAATCCAATTTTTTCTTAATTTCATTGAAAGGAACAATTATTTTATTAAGATTAAATTTAGGTAACTCAAAATATTCAGTGACAGATCCATTCATATTACCACATAGGTCTTCAATCTGTTGCTCAAATGTAGAGTCAGTTTGAACCTTTGGTTCTGTGCCTTCTTTTACTTCATCTTCTACCTTTTCATCATTATTTGTATCGTTATCACCAACTTCAGTTTGTTGCTGACCATTTTCATCAGTGCTTCCACTTGATTCTTCAGGAGTCTGATTATCAGATGATTGTTCTTGCTTCTCTCCACCTCCTTGACCACCAGAATTTGGTGACATTGGGATAGGTTGAGTATTAGTCTGCTGATCACCTTTACAGTAGGAATATAGTTGTATTGCTGCCTCAACTGCATCATCAAATGTTTCAGCATCAGCAATTTGATTTATAATCAGATTCTCTTCAGTGCTAAAAATAACATCAAGATGCTTACCAATTTTAAAGAATAGGTTGGCACGATCTGCCAAGTTCATCTCATCAACATCTTCATCTTCAATACAAAAAAAGTCTTGCTCTGATAGTTCTTTATAACCAGCACTAAATGATTTGAGTAGACCAGGATATTTACGTTTCATTAGTTTCTCAATACGTGCATCCTCTGTCACATTAACAAACTGTTGAGGAACTCTATCCTCAAAAGACCAGTCATTAGGTGTAAAGAGAGCATGTCCTACCTCATGTCCCACTAACATATCATAGACACTATTAGAAGCGCGCTTCCACATTGGCAAGGTCAACACCCTTGTTTCAACATTGAACTGTGCTGTGGTGACCTCTTGATTTTCAACTACTAGGTCTTCAGTAGCAAGAAGTTTTGCCAGTTGTGCCTTGGTGCTGTAGTTGATTGCCATCTGGGTTTCTTTCTTATATTGATATTCTACAGCACTCAGGAGGTTTTGAAACCCATTGCTACCACTTACTAAACTGTCACACGCACCAACCCCCCACACTATTTAAGGTGCAGGGGGCTTTGGTTTTGTTCTCCTTGTAGATTGTGATTAGAGTTATTCTTCAGTCAGGATGTGCCTGCAAAACCTCCTTGCTGTCTGATCTATAATACCACATTCTGAAATGCATTGGAAATAATCGGACACTTGATCATATTTTTCTTCTGATGAGTGTTTTTCGTCCCATCTCCAAGATGCTAGTTCATTTCTTGATACCAAGTTATGCATAATTTAGACCTCCTCTCTCACCCTACTATTTAGTCAGCGTATGCTAACTTAATGAAGTTGCTGTCACATTTAACTTTTTCTTCAAAAATTGCAATGCTTCTTTACGTTGTCTAATTGCTTGAGGTTTTAAGTGAACCTTCTGTTGTTTTTTGGAGTGATGTTGCCAATTTGGAACCTTCATGGTTCTATCCTAGAGAAATTACCTTGCTTCTCAAACTTTATCACACTATCAAACTTATCTTCAAGACCTTCTTTATGAGAGATGACAAAAATGTTAGCATCTTTGATGACAAATCTAATAATCTTAAGGAACTCTTCTGTACCAAATCCATCAAGAGATGAGTCAAAGACTTCATCCATAATTAAGAGATTAGTATTTACAGAGTTTTTCATTCTTGCAATCTCTCTCCATGTAAAGAGTAGTGCAAGGTCAATTCTCATTTTCTCACCTTCAGAGAAAGATTGATAAGTAAAATCCTCATGAATAGGAGATTCAATAGTCTCTGTAAATTCTTCATCAAGTTTAAAGTT